TTGGCGAAGAGGCTGACGGCATCATGTTTGCCGACGGATTTGACTGCGCGATTGTGGGGGTGGGCAGGACATTTGATGGGCTATTGTGCGCCGTGTACGACATAGACAAGATTATCCGGGAGCTAATGAAGGACGGCATGGACCATGATGAGGCCCACGAATATTTTGATTATAAGATTGCCGAAGTCTATGTGGGCGAGCAGGCTCCAGTCTTCATGCATGCAATGCCCCAAAAATAGAAGTGAAAATGTATAAGCTGACCGCAATTAATTTTGGGACTCTGGTAAGAGATTTAGGGATTCATCCAGGGAACTTGTTCCCAGAGGAGTTCGGGCACAAGGGAAGAATAATTAACTCCATGCTCTACGATCATTGGCACGGAAACGGATATAAGCTGGACATGTTGACAGGAACTTTTGTAGAAGATAAGACAACAACCCCAACGAAAGGAACCCCACCATGCAATCCACCAGACTCACAAAAGGAGACCTGACCGAAAGGTATAGGCAACTCGCAGGAGAGGTCGTCGTGCAGATGATCTCAGACATTAAACTACTGAATCGTAGAAAGATTCTGTCCGGGCTCGTATCAATAGCCAAGCCGAGGCGCAACTCGGGACACGGAGACGGATACAAAAGCTACATCGAGTCGGACGAATTGGTCCGCGCAATACGCGGTGAACCCATGGCTACATGGCTCATGGCTGCCGGGGCCAACGTGGACCACCGTGACGTAGTCCGGCGCTTGGAGAAGTTGACGCCCGAGAAGTGTAGCGAAAATGAGAACCGAAAGTTTCACCAATCAAGGAAGGGTAACTAAATGAAGATTGACGACTACAAGTCTGAGGTGCCCAACGAACTAAAGAAACTGGCGGAACAGTTCCAGGTCGAGAAGTGCTGGATCTTCCCTGACAATGTGTGGCGAGTGATTCTGCAAATGCGCAAGACCGTTTGGAAGGACATGTGGGGGACGCAACCACAATGAACCAAGACTCTTACGGACCACCTCGGGACAACGAGGCTGAGTGGGCAGTGCTGTCGGCATGCTTCACCGACCCAATTATTTTAGACAGGAACAAGGCTGAGATCCTCGACCCGCACAACTACTACCAACCAGTAGCCCGGTGCGTCGCCCGGGGGTTGAGGGATGGCGTGCCACCTGACGCTGTCGCCATGGGCGAATTTGTCGGCAAGGAGCATCCGAAGTATGTGCACGAATTCAGTCTAAAGATTATGTCGGGCTCAATCACCTCCGCTTCCAAGATGGACTATTGGTTGCCCAGGTTGCGGAAGACTACCCGGATGCGGAACATGCACGCAGCTGCGCTCAAGGCGCTAGGTGCGATGGAAGAACAGGACGCGTGCCCGGAAGATATTCGGAACATCCTGGCCGGGGCCAGCAAGCCATGGGGCAGTGGGAATCTCCCACTCATCATGGAAGCTAGTGCTCTAGATGAATTGGCGATTGAGAAGCCGGAGGAGATTATCTTTGGTGCCTTGCACCGCGGTTGCAAGATGGTGCTGGGCGGAACGAGCAAGAGCATGAAGACGTGGACGCTGTTGCAGTTGGCGATATGTGTGGCGTCGGGCACAAAGTTTTGGGAGATGCCTACTCGCAAGACGCGGGTGCTGTTCATTAACTTCGAGATCCAGCAGTACTCGTTTCGGGAGCGGATCAGATCCGTGTGCCGGGCGCTGGGCATTCAGATACCCAACGACCAGCTATTCGTTTGGAATCTGCGAGGACACTCGGCGGACCTGAGCGCGTTGCGGCCCAAGATCATTGACCAGCTACGGATCGGAGAGTTTGGACTGATCTGCTTTGACCCGATCTACAAGCTGTATGGAGAGAGAGATGAGAACAGCGCCGGAGAGATGGCAACGTTGATGAACGAGGTGGACAGCATTGCGGTGGAGACAAACGCGAGCGTCGTGTTCGGGCATCACTTCAGCAAGGGCCACGGTAACAGGGCCGGGTTTGATAAGATGTCAGGCAGTACCGTATTCGCCCGGGACCCAGACAGCATCTTCGTTATGCATCCCCACAAGGAAGAGAATGTGCTGATCGTCGAGCCGACGATGAGAGACTTCTCGCCGATCGATCCGTTTTGCGTGCAGTGGGAATTTCCGCTGATGAAACGCACAGCAGAATTTAATCCGGACGACGCGCGACCAACCGAGGGATCGAAGAAGGCATACGAGGACGACGAAGTGATGGCGTGCGTTGACAAGGAGAAGGGATCATCGTTCAAGGAGGTGTGGGAGAAGGCAGATCCTGCTATGGGAATTCCGCGGGGAACCCTCTCGAGATATCTCACGCGCTTGGTGAAGTCGGGCAAGTTGATGAAGGATAAATCGCAGTTTGGCGAGGTGTACCGCGTTCCGGCCCCAGGTTTCTAGAAAAAGTATTTCATTCAATATCAACAACTTACGCATTGTATTGAAAATACTTGTAGACATAACCCAGCGGATAGGTTAAATTCTAACCATGAGCAACACATTAACCCACACCGAAGTTGGCGCGGTCAAAGTCGCCAACAAACATACAGCCAAGAAACTCGGGAAAGACATGTATCAGTATCGCGGGTGGATTATTAAGAAGTTCGACAACGGATACTTACTCGACGAGGAGATCGCCGGAGTCCAGTGGAATACATACAAAGACATGGACGGTTACAACTCCAGCAACAGCATAGATATCGCATCGACCCTCCGGGACGCCAAGATGTACATCGACATATGCTTCAATCGTAACGCCTAACCTCCAACCAAGAAAGACCAACCAACATGCACGAAAGTAAATTAATCGAAAAGATCAAACGAGACCACCGGGTAGATTCAATCAGCGACGAACGCGACTATCGAGGTTCGGATCTGAACGATCCCCAGGTCAAGGAGTACATCAAGCGCACTGGCGACAACGGTGACGGATTCTGGATCTACCTCAAGCCAGGCTGGGTAGATAATGCCGGGACCGGGGCCCACCAGGTCCATGAGTCGAGCGTCCAGGAGGCTTACAGCTTTCTCAGAGGCGTCGACAAGTGCAAGTGCAGTGAATGCAATTCATAACCAAGAAAGACCAACCAACATGATCAACAAAGACACACTCAACATAATTCGCAATCAGATCGACCCGCTCCTGGCAGAGCTCAACAAGGTCAACAAGCAGTTCAACCTCAAGCTAGGCAACTGCACCTACAACGCGGACACTGCCACATTCAAGATGGAGGTCCGGTCGGTTGAGGAGGGCGGAGAGATTGTGACCAAAGACCTGGCAGACTTGCGGTCGATTGTTCGCCATGGATTCGACGGATTAAAGGAGGAGCACTTGACCAAGGAGTTTAAGACCCCCAAGGGCACTTCTCGCCTGTGCGGATACAGGGGCCGGGCGAACAAGTCGTTCGTCTTTGAGGTGCTCGACGGAGTCAATAAGGGCAAGAAGTTTGTGACGGACACAAAGGGCATCCAGTTCTACCTTGGCATCGAGGCGCCTTCGATTCTGAAGGTGACTGAGTGGAAGAAGGAGGTTGTATGTCAGAGCTAATCTTAATCGCTCCTTGCCTTATTCTCTGCACCGTGTTCATGTGGAAAATGTACTGGAGGAAATCATGAAGTATTACTCCGAAGAGGAGGGTGAACTGACGTTTGAGCAGATGGTCCCGGGCAAGTATTATCGGTCCGGGAACGACTACGGAATCTGTGAGATCAATCAGTCCGCCAGCAACAAGCCCAAGATCCTGACCTACCTAAATAGGTGCGGGAGTTGCATAGGGGGAAACTCCATGCTGTCAGAGGTCGACATGACCGACAGGCTTCTGGCAGTGCTGAAGGATCGCCGGGACAAGACGATCGCGTTCATCGACGAGATGGGGACATGGTGAGTTTACGCGCAGATAGTTCAGTAGTAGAACTTCCCCTATTCCAAGGGGAGAACGGAGGTGCAATTCCTACCTCTGCGCTCCAACTTAAATTCCGGGCCATAGGGTCAAAGACGATGAATGAAGTAGTCGTCGCCAACCACTACGCGCACCGGGCCGTGCCTTGCAACTGGTCGTTCGGATGCTTCCATGGCAGTGAACTGCTGGGCGTGATCTCGTTTGGCAAACCCGCGTCGCCTCATCTATGCAGGGGCATATGCGGGGCAGAGAATGCGTCCAGGGTCTACGAGTTGAATAGACTGTGGCTCGACGATCGGTGCCCCAAAAACTCTGAGAGCAGATTCATATCCTGGAGCATTCGAGAGTTAACGAAGTTGCGACCGTACTTGATCCTGGTTAGCTATGCAGATACCGGGGCCGGGCACAATGGAATGATCTACTCGGCAACCAACTGGATCTACACCGGACTATCCGACAAGAGATCTTCCGGTGACAAGGTGGTCGGCAACAAGCACAGCAGGCACTCGCGGACCATGGAGGAAGCAGTGATCGTTCCGCGGACTAGGAAGCATAGGTTTGTCTACTTCTGCAATCAGAAGGACAAGGCTTTGCTGAAATGGGATATACAAAACTGGAAAGAATGGAAAGAATGGAGGCAAGAATGAGTCAATCAATTGAATGTCCTAACTGTAGATGTGCGGTCCCGGTGGCGTTATTCGCGTCCAGGATCGGCAAGGTGAGGTCTGAGGCTAAGGCCAAGGCGTCGATCTCTAATGGTAAGAAGGGTGGGGCGCCTAAAGGGAACAGGAATTGGGCCGGGAAAGAGCTCCCGGCGGCATCGTTTCGACCGCTTAAACTGACCTGAAACATAGCCCGAAAGGGCCAGAAACAGCTATTTCGCCCTACTCTGTTAAACCCGGGTTCT